CTTCGATCATATATAAAGGCAATGTTGCTTCTGCAATACCCAGACCCTTACGAACTGCTTTGTATAATTGTTCTTTCTCTTTCTTGTTTCTTGATGGTACACCTGATGCAAATTCTTTAAAATTATCTGTCTCTGCATAGTGTCTCATTTTAGATGCTGACATTCCTGAAACGTCATCGGCATCAGGGTCACGTTCACCTGCAGAAATAATATTGATCTTTTCGAAATCATAGAAACCATGTCGTGCTTTCACACCATTATATTTTGTTAACAATGTATCAAACTCTCGGACTCTATCTGATCCAACGATCATATTTACGTGAGTATAACCCTGATCTTGTAAAGCATTTGCGATGTCAAAAACTGTTCTAGCATTGGTATCTGGTACACCAACTTTCTTAGAAAAGAACTTTCTTAGAAATTTAATCTTGTCTTTATGAGAAAGTGGATTCTTTTTTGAATCACTTGAATGAGATGTAAAAAGTAATTTGTCGCCAGAACTCTTTGCCAGTTTACCAACTAGTTTAGCATGTCCTGTTGTTGGTGGATTAAATCTACCAAATGTAAATGTTACTTCTTTCATTCTTCCTCTTCTTCTGGTTCACAAAGATTATCTTTAAATCCTATATCTAATATGCATTCATCTATCTCTTCTGATGGGTCGTCTTCTGGACGGACCACATGATCGCATAATCGACAATAGACAACCTTCATTACTTGTCCCAGTCTTTTGCTACTGTAAAGTTATTTAGTGAGAATTCCATACGATCTACCAGTTTTACTGCTTTGCCATCGTTATCGATTGCTACGTATCCTTCTGGATTTACTACTTTATAACCTGTACTTGTTTTTGTAAATGTACCTATACTTTTCACTCTGTTAAGAGCAGTTATTATAATTTGTTTCGACTGTATCATTTGTGTCTGAAACTCTGTTAATGCTTTAAAGAACTTCTTCAGTCTTCTGATCTCTGACAACAATTGCATTTTGATTTCGAACTTCATTGCTTTTGTTTTTTCCATCTTAACTTTTGCTATGATCTTAGTTTCATAATACTTATCTACATACTTGAGATAATCTTCATATGATGGATCAAACTTACCTGATCTAATCTTTGAGTTTGCATATGTTTTATACGAGGCACCTAATGCTGATTTACTAGCAAAAGTATCCATGATTTTTCGCATACGATTTAGATCATTCTTTGTAATCTTTCTGAATATCTTTCCTAACTGAGACAGACTGTTTGATAATGCTACTGATTCTTTAGCAGTCATAGTACTATTACCAGATACATCTTTATATGATGCATCGTCCATCCATACAGAATTAGAATGTCCAAGTGAACTTGTATCTGCACCAAAACTTGCAGACAAATCTTCTATAGTTGGACCTGTATATGTTGTATGCCATACTATGCCGATATCTGCTGAGTCGATTGCATTTGCTAATGGTGATCCGACTACCGCGGCATACTTGATTGTGTTTGGTTGAAATGTAATGTAATCTAGATTACCAATTTTTTCTTTTTTCTTATCACCACTTGTAAACATTAGATCGCCCTGTAATATCTTATCGCCCCAGGACAATTTAGAGAAGTGTTTGAATGATTCTAAAAATTTATCTTTTAATGTTCCTGAAAGATCAGGTGAGTTTTTGATTTCTGATTCTGATGTATAGAATAGTGGTTCTTTATTGAATAGTGATTTCTTTGCGACAAAGAATCTGCCGTCTTCTGGGTGTTTACCTGCCCATATTGCTGGTGCTCCGTCCCACTTTACTGTCATGTTTACACGACCTTTAGAATTACCCTTGAGCATGTTTCTTAATTCTAATAAAAAGAATACTGCTGAACGTCCACCATCGATACCATTATTAATGATCTCGTCTTCTAAATGTTCTAAATGTAAATTTTTTACGCCCATAATAATGGTCTAGTGTTAAACTTCAGGTGGTGGATCACCGACTGGAGCATCTGCATCAGCATGAGTAATACCTAAACTTATTTGGGCATTCATGTGATCTATCTGTGCTTGAAATCCATCAATGATAACTTGTAATCTAGCACAGTAATCTGCTTCACTTTCTCCACCATCTAGTTGATGTCCTTCTGCTTGAAATATTTCCCACATTTCGAACTTCCAACCTGAATCTACAGAAGAATTGTTTGATCTCCAATCATTCCATAAAGCAGTAATTCCACCTGTACCAGTGTAATTTATTCTGTCTGATTCATCATCTTTATGATAAATTTCAAATGTGTTTGAGTTGACACCTGCAACGGCATCGATTTGTCTTTGAGTAATACTAATCTCTGCTTGGAGGGCAGTTATTAGACTTGCATATGTTGTGCTTGGCATAGTTTTCTCCGTATAGTACTATTTAGTTTTTCGATAACGGCCTGGAGTGTAGTTGATCATCTAATTGTTCTATTTTTGATGAAACCACTTCTGCTTTTTTGTGATCGCCTGAAGACTTGAACTCTTTTAATTTACGTTTAAGTTCTACCTTCTTTTGAATGATATCGATCACTTCTATACTTTTATAATTCTTTGTCATAATAATAGTAGTATTTATGTCGCAAATTTATCTCTTTAATGCAACAAATTTACGCCTAGATTTACTAAATTGTTTCATGGGACTATTGAATATAATCTCTTCTTTAGTCCCAGTCTTTATGTAACCTGCAAGGTGACCTGCATCGTTGACAATATATGTATGATTTGGTACTGAAACTTTAGAGTCAGACCAATCGGTAATTTCTTTTAAATATTTCATTAAAAATCTCCGTCTGCAACTTGAACTACAGTAAAACCTTTTGCTCTCCACATATCGACAACTTTGTTTCTGTCGTCAAAGATCAAATCGATCTTACCACCCATTTCTACAAACTTGTCTGCCAAGTCTGATTTGAATTCTGCATCACATCTGAAGTCGCCATCAGGTCTCAAGAAAATGCCCTTATGACCTTCACCAATCCAATCCATGATCTGCTTTTCAGTGATGTCTCTCTCTGATTCGTTTCTTGCTGAGAAGAAGGCAACATCATCACCTTGAGCAATAAACCTTTGTGCAATATCACACACCCAATCAACTCTCTTGTCGAATTGAGTATGCTCTCTGAAAGATTTCCAATCTTTCTGATCATCAGACACAAAATGTCTTCTATGCTCTACATCAGCAATAGTGCCATCTACATCAAATATAATACATTTTTTCATTACTTTACTTCCCACTCTTGAAGACTCCCAAATGGAGACTCAACTAGTTTTACAACTTGACACCTATTGTCAAATCTTTTCTTTTGTTCATTACAAATTGCCTCTGCAACTGCTTTTGCTTCTCCATCACTTTCACACCATAGGTTAAGTGAAAGTTCTACTCTGTATCTATTCTCGTTATTCATTAGTGAAATTCCCTCCATTCTCCATCTATTTTAATTTGTTCAATCGACATTTTACCAATTGGGTTCATGAATCCATGTGCTGGCAATCTTTCGCACATCTTGTCCCAATCATCACCATCACCACGTGCAAGTTCATGCAATACTTCTGGTATTGGTATCTCGATACCGAAATCGTCTCTGATAACGCCGTCTATAATTGGGGAACCCTTGATTCTTATTTCTTTTTTCATACTAATAGTATACTAAAAAGTGATGGTCATTGTCAAGGTATTTTTGAATAAAAAGGAGGGGATGGCAACACGGTTTCACGCATGTCGTGTAAGTAATTGTGGACTTGGTGATGTTCGGTTCCCTGTCCCCTTCCCGAGTCTTGCGACCCTAAACTTTAAAATCTGAGTATTTTTGTTTTCTGTCCATGACAGGTGTATCATCATTCAAATCTACACTGTCTACTAGTTCTTCCTGTGCCTCTTGTTCGACATCATAGAACTTCATTCTCGATCTATCTACACCGATGACAAATCTTTTGAATATTGTCGGATCGTTGTATCTGTTTTTTAACTGTTTTACTACCATCTGATCTAGTTCTTCTAGTTCATCAGATGTAATAAGTGCAAACATTAAATCAGCAGTTGCTGGTAATCCAAAGGACTCTGAAGTGTCTTCGAGTCCAATATCTGTTGAACCAAATCCAGATCTGGTAGTTTGTGTTGCACTAACTATTGGTAAATCGTATTCAACTGCAAGACCTCTAAGTTCTTCTGCAATACTCTTCACTAATGTATAAGAGTTTGCACCAGCACCTGGTTTGATACGATAACTTGCACAAATGTTTAGATAGTCAACGAAGACCATATCTGGACGAAAGTCTTTCTTAATATCTAACTCTTGTAATAAATGTCTGAAATGCCCTACGTGTGCAGAGGCAGTTGGGTATTCTTTTACGATTAGTTTAC